GTGGAGTATTCATCTCACCACTTACTTCATCTAGCATGAGGTACACGCCGTCAACAAATACGATGTCTGGATTAGTCTGTGCAATCTTTGCAGCAAGTGCGGAGACTGTAATTCCATTAACCGCATCTACAAGGTGGAAAGATTCTTCGTTTTCCATCTTGTTAAGTTCATCAATGTAACGGCTTTCTTCTGCTGGTAACAACTTTCCACGACGCAAACGACCGTGAGAAATGTGTGCACGCATTGCATCGTGACGTTGTTGTTGCTCATGATTGTTCATTTCAAAAGATTGAAACATCGGAACTTTACCAAGTTGATGAACGTTAATAGCAATCTTCAAAGCAATCTGTGACTTACCAGTCTTTGGAGGTGCAATAATTGTAATAAGTTGTCCGCCTTGCAAACCAGCAGTTGCTTCATCAATCTTTGCAAACCCCGTAGGTATTCCTAAGAACTTTTGGTTCTGTAATGCTTGATACTCCTTGTAACGTTCTTCTGTATTCTTAGTTAGATCTATTTCATGAGTGCCCAGTACGCCTTGTTCATTGACTTTGGTAATGGTTGCTTCCATAGCAAGAAGCGCTGCGTCATGATCATTGCTTTGTAGTTGTTCAACGGCTGACTCAAGACCTTGACGAGTAAGCATACGACGACGGAAATCAACCATCGTGTCCAGTAAGTAATCAACGGAGTCTTGTACATCTAAAACTTTATAGTTTGGGTAGTGATCTTTAACTGTTACAGCAGTTGGGACTTCGTTGTACTCCCCATAATGCTTACGAACAAATGACCAGACACGTTTGTTATCGTCATCTAAAAACCAAGCGTCAGTAACTCCTCGTTGAAGCGCAGGAATTAAATCCCTGTCACGAATTACTTTACTGACCAGACGATGTTCGTTGTCTGATGCCATTTAATGTCCCCTCTTACAGATTATCTATTTGTACTCCTGCTGACCCGTATCGTGCAACTCGTCCTGGGACATCGATCACACCCCGTAGATTAGCACGGTATGGAAGCCCTGCAACTAACTCATCTACACTCTCATAGAGTTGCCAATAGTTAAATGGATTAACAACTTGACGCTCTAACTTTTCAAATGCTTTTTCAAGTAACTCTTCAGTCCAACCAAACTTTTCAAACCCAGCCAACTCTAAAGAGATGCCGTAGTTGTTTGCAAGTAGCCATAACTTATTTGTTTCCTGCAAATTTATCTTGCCAACCTTATTAACAATTTTTGTAGACAGAAGTTTTTTAGTCTCCTCCTCGACTAACCCAATGACTACATCGGTGACACAGATTACTTGCGGAGAGGAGACGTTTGATATGTCTCCATTTTTCATAGTACCTCGACTTTAGCATACCTCACGACAAAGTCACGAAACTTACTTGGGTCATCGTTAGCGGTGAGTGCTAACTCCTCAGAGACATCGTTGGGAACGAGTATTGAGTAGTGACCTTTGTTGTACCGCATCTTGTTGTTGACAAAGTTAACGTGTTTACACTTAGCGCTCTTGCGCCACACAGGGCAGTTGCATCGAACTTTTCTTGTTCCAGTATCGACCTCAACCTCAAATATTCCTGCAGCCTGAGATGAGATAAACAGTTGCACTGTACGCCATGGAGACTCCATGCTCATCCCTTTCATTGCGCTGCTCTTAGGTCAGAACCAATGATAGGGACTCGAATGAACGCTTCGTGAGCGAAACTAGCCATCGCTTCTTTGTACTCTGCTTCCCAATTTTCTAGGCGCACATTTGTTGTAACAATTGTTGGTAGGGCTTTGTCATAACGCAACCGCAATATCTCATCAAAAGAAGTGTCGTCATACTTTGAGCCGTACTCTTTACCGAGATCATCAATAACAAGTACACGAACGTTTAGGAAGTCAAGAGTTGATCGACCATGTAGCCCGTCTATCTCTGCAACTAATTTCTTTTTATCGTCAACGTCATTGTCAAATGTTGATTTCTTTTTAGAAAGGAACTCTGGATAGGTCATGTAATACACAGGACGAGAACTTAATCCGTAGTCGCTAGGGCTCATGCCAAGTATCTTTGCTGCCTCTGCATCATTGTCGGGAAGGTTACGAACAAACTCCATTGCAGCAACTACTGCATGTGTCGTCTTACCTATGCCTGGACCGCCATCAAACAAAAGGCCAACACCGTTAGTTCCAATGTTGCCAATTTGTTTTATGACGTGACCGTTAGATGCGTCATTGATCCACGTCGCTACTTCTTCAGGAAAGTTTCCAGAACGATTGATGATGTCCTGTGGCTCTAACCCTAAGAACCGACGTGGGATGTTTGACGTGCGAAGTAGCCAGTGCTTTTTGATTGCTGACAGGCCGTTGATGTCGTACATGATCCCCCAGTTAAATTACTAAGCCTTGAAGGCTACTGCTCCAGCAAATGTTACTGGTTTATTTTTTGCGTCAAGTTTATCTGCTGCAACCATCTTGACACTCTTGCGAGGAGTAAGTGCTTGAACTTGCTCTTTGATCCAACGCTTACCTGCTGATGCGTTTGCCCATGCTGCCATGTTCAATACATCTGCACCATCAACGCCTTCTGTTGTCACTGTAACAACAGCCATCCATGCGCCACCCTTGACGTCGTTCTTGTTAAGTGTCGCTGTAAATGTCTTGCTTACTTTCTTAGCCATTTGCATTCTCCTTTAATCGTTTTTCGTATCGTTCTAATTGTGCACGACCAGATAATGAGTTCTGGAATACACGACCATCGCTGGCGGTGAGTGTGCCCATCTTAACCACAGTATTTACTGGGGCGTTAACTTTGCCAAGTCCGAGGTTCTCTCGTGCTTGATTCATCTTCTTGCCAAATGATGCAAGGTATAACTTATAGAGGTTGGGTGCCTCATCGCCAACGTTCTGGAAGTTCCGCTCATCCGCCATGAATAGACGGAGCAACTCTAGTTCGAGGAGTGCGGTTGTTTCGTACTGCGTTCTGAATTTGCGGAGTGCTCCTGCAAGTTTACCGACGTTAACCGTTCCTGGTAGTAAAGGATATCGGCGCCCGATTTGGTAACTAAACTCAGCAGCCACGTCCATAGCGGTCCACTCATGCTGTACTCGCTTCCCACGGGTCTTTGGATCGGTCTTTCGAACCTTTGCTGCTGGTGCGTCCCGCTCTTCGACAAGCCCAAAGCCTGCCAGATTGTCTCCATCATCCTCCCATTTTCTCATAGGAACCTTTATCTCCTTAGTGAAAACACTTGTGTTTTCAGATTCTTTTAATTTATTACTATCTTGGCTATTAGGTACTAATGGCTTATTGACTATATGGCTATCTGACCTATAGTCATGTGAGGTGCGGTAATTTTCTGCACTTACAGTGCGGTAATTTTCCGTCAGTATCTCGTACTTGTCCATGCCCTTAAATCCATTGGCTCTCTTGGTAGGTGTCCGAAAGATTAACCCATGTAACTCTAGGGCTTTGAGGGCCGTTCTGACAGTTCTGTCTGATGACTTGTTAGTCTGTCTACCAAGTTCTGCTACTGAAGCCTTAAAACCACCTTTGGAGCCCGCTAAATGGCACATGGTAACCAGCAGTCGGAACTGGTAATCGGTCAGTCCAGCCGTAAACGCCTCCTGCGGTACTCTCACGCCTCATCGTCTCCAAACGGAGAGATGTCACGGCCTTCAGACTCTTGCAATCTTTCAGCAATTGATTCCGATAAAGCATCCAACACGGATGAAGTAACAAATTCAGACATGGCGTGCACAAAAGCCATCATAGACACAGCCATGTTGTCATAGAGTTCATCGCTGGACTTGTCATCGTAATCAATCTCAATTGGGTCAAGGCCATCAGTCACGTCCCAGACGTCCACTCCAAAGTCTTCTACAGCAGACAAGATGTAGTGAGCCTGCGGAGAGTCATCCCACACCAAACCAATGGCATCATTGATACTTATCTGCCTAATGATTTCTTTGACTGGGTTATCCGTTATCACGATGTCTTCTGAGTCAATAAGTAGGTGATCTATGCCTATAGCGTTTGTTATAAAGCAAGTTACCTTTACGTCATAAGACTTACATATATCAATAACACTTTCAGCAAAGTGATTTTCTTTTCCCGTTACAGGAAGAAATACCTTAATGTCTTTGCCGTATTTTTCTATGAGTTTTTCAACGCCTTCTTCAATGCATATATCTTCAAAAGAGATTATTGCAACGTTCATTTATCCCCCTAATAAAGTCGTGGTAGTCGTGGCTGTTGTATTGCTGTCGGTCTGTTGATTAATACATTGATTGCTAGAGAAACAAATGTTGCGGCTGGAACTGTAACAATGAGTGTACGATCCCAGTACCCAAACAACCATAAACATCCAAGACTAAGCGGAGCCGAGACTACTAGATTCATAGTTGCTCTGCTAAAGAAGTTTTTATTGACTAAGTCAATTAGTTCAAGTGCGTAGAAAACTGCGCCCCCAGTCATGAGGGTAGAGATAAGTAGGTCAGTCATGACCCAGAGCCTACACCGTTAAGTTGGTGTACTCAATTCCAGCGTAGGTACGAAGTCTCCAGAAGGTATTCATCGGTATCCAGTCCACAAGTGTCTTACCTAGTCTTGGGACCTTAGTAGGTTTGTTTGGGTAGAGATGGCTATAGGAGTTGTCGTCAGTCCCTTCCCATACCGCACCAAAGTTAGATGGCAGAGATCCGTCAAAGTAATCAGATGCCTTGTTACCTCTTTCAAACTGCACACAGTCCAAATAGAAGGTACCTGTATTACCAGAGATTTCAACTTGATAATAAGCAACCTCAGTTTCATCAACTGCATCAATTAAGTCAGTTACAGCAATCCTTGCCCAACCAGTCGACGCAGCAAACGTCGTTGTTTCACTGTGTCCAGTAGGATCTCCCGCAATATCTTTACCAATAAAAGTTACTGAGAATCCTGCTGTTGTCTTTACATAGGCTGAAAATGTGTAATAGTTTCCAAACAAAACAGGTATGTCATCCGTGCTATATGTCCACGCTCCAGTTGCAGTTATCTTTGCGCTACTACTTCCAGAATATGCTGCCTCTGATACGTCAATGTCTTGGGCTACTGTTGCGGATCCAGTCTTTGTCCAGCCATCTGTAACGTTTACTTCAAAGGATGGATTAACAATGTAGTTTGTTTTTGTTGGTTCTAAAAATAGGTCTACTGCACGAGCCTCGTCATATGCGACTGTGTCACCTAGTTGCATACAGACTTGATCAATGTAGTACTGACCATCTGCATTGCTGTTAATCTCTAAGCCAGCATAAATAGATCCCGATGGAGATGTTGCGGTTGTGCTTACTGATTTCCAGGTGTTATTTGCTGATACAGATGTTCCTGTGTCCGAATCTAGTAGTGTTCCATTTCCGTCATACCAATTAATTGTTAAGGTAACACTGCCATCACTTGGTGGTGACTTAACCTTAAACGACGCAATATATTCTGTTTGTTCATTTACAGGAACACCTTTACGTATAGGGTCATCATTACCTAGTGCCATAGTAAAGGAGTCTGTTGCTGTTACCTTGCATGTAAAGACTCCATCAATAACATTATCTCCAGTAGCAGGAACTTGATCCTCACTTGCTACAGCAGTTGCGTCTGTAAATATCCAGTTACCTGTTGAGTCATAGAAAGTTGAATCTTGAACAGTTAACAGAAGATTTTCAGAAACAGTTATTGTTGGAGAAAAACCAGTAAGTGATTCTGCATAGGTCCCTAATCCATCTGCAGTTCCCTTGTGACTGTACATGTAGAGTGCTTCTCTAATAAGACGTTTTTGATTTTTGGTTGGAAGACCTGGTTCAGCAGTAAGACCTACGTTACTTCTCTCAGGAAAGATTAATTGAACAGGAGTTTCTAACCCAGAGTGACGTGGTCTTAGCAGGTCAACAAGTGTATAAAACTCTTCCTGCGTAAAAGACATACCCCATAGAAAATCGTACAAAACAGACTGGTCATCTACAACACCTAATGGGCTCTGTTCTTTACTCGTAAAGACTCGTGGCAGAGAGTTCATGAGGTTTGCATGAGCATTGTGGTCACTAGGAATAATTGCAGCAATAGACCCAGCACTTATCCATACTTTTTCAGATGTAAATAGAAACACTCGGTAGTAGGTTTCACGGCCAGGTACTAGTGGGATATCTCCTGGGTTATCTTCGCCGTCAATAAAGTATGATCGAGATACCGTTCCCTCAGTTGCAAACTCATCAAAGATAATAATTCCATCTTCGGCTGTTTCTGGGAAACCTACTTGACTTCTAACAAGTCTAAAACGTGTAAAAGATCCAGTTGGATTTTGCCATGTAACTCTTACTCGGCGAAATTCTGTTGCAAGGCTTGTAACGTCTGAGTACACCAATACAGACATTGGTTGTACTGAATAAGCAAGAAGTGCCGCAGCACCGTAAGTTGATGAACCGTAATAATTTATACCATATTTAGCCACGGCTTAGCGCTCCTTAGCAGCCAGCAAGTAAGAACGAACTGATTGTCTCTCCACCTTGTGCAACTGTAGCCCAAGAGGCTGTTGAACCATCGGTTGTTAAATACTTTCCATCATTACCTGACTGTGATGGTAGGCCATCAAAGGTTGCCCACTCTACGTCGTAATCATCTCCTGTACTTTTTACAAGAACTTGACCAGTGCTTCCACCCGCTGGAAGTCTTTCTGTGTAAACTAAATTTAAACCATATTCAATGTTGGCTAAACGGTCTTTAAGACTGTTCCAGTTTGTTGTGATTTGATCAAACTCACCAACCCAACCAGATCCAGTACTAATGTAGGTACCAAGGTTTACCTGTAGAGAGGCAACTTCTTCTTGGAGGGTGTTTACATGTTCGGCAAGGACAGTGTCAGTAAAGTCTACCTTGGTGGTAAACGACTTTACGGCAGAGGGATACTGTGCGGTCACTTATCTTCCTTTCAACCTACCAGGTCATTTTCTCGTCTTTGCCCTTTATTTACTGCCTGAACTTCTAGTGGGTATGGGCTTTACTTTCTAAAGTAGAGACCTTATTTTCAAGAGTTTTTACCTTGTTTGCTAATGCGACTAACGTTGCAGTAAGGTCTAATTCTGTTGTCCCATCTTTTTGTTTAACAGTAATAAGGTGTCCAGATAATCCAGTAAGGGATACTTTATTATCTAATGGTTTGACTAACATCTTTTTATTTTTTCCTTTGTTTTTTCCAAAGGAACCAAGCCATATTGGATAACCTAAATTTCCACCAATAAAAGCAACCCAAATTCCTTGACCAACTACAGGGAGATCAACCGTTATATTTGAAGGCTCAACAGGCCACGCCCAATCAGTAATCTCACCACCTGTAAGTTGTTGCACAGAAACTTTAAGGCGTCTTTGATTTTGAGGATCTTTGTTATCCTTTACAATGCCTCGATAAACTCCATAGTATTCACTCATTAGATCTCACTAAGGCTTACGTTTTCTTCCTTAAAACGGAATATCTCGCCAGCACCACCGCTTAAAGTGTTGAGTCCAGAACCACCAAGTTCATGAAGAGCAAGCACCTTTACTGTTTTAATTCCAGCAGCCTGTTGCAAAACAAACTCAATATCTTGAGGATAAATAGTGTCTTCAAAGTTCATACCTGTGTAGCCAAATCCTGTTAACAAAGAATTTTTTAAATTAATCTGCACTTCAGCAGTGGTGTACTGATCTAATTTACTGTATTGAAGGTTTAAGACTGCATCAACATATGTTGGTGGTTGGATAGTAACTAATGTACCAATAATAACTTTATCTGCTAATGCCTCAGTTACGTTTGTATTAAGCCTATCAAATTCTGCTGTTGGATCTCCCAGATCGTCTAATCCAGGAGCAAGATCTGTATCCTGTGCGTTTCTGCTTGGAGCAATATAGACAGTGACAGATGTCCATACCGCAGCAGTGGCGTTTGCTTTTCCAACACCGCTAACTCCAAGTGATATGTCTGCAAAGTCTTGCAAAGTAACTGCTCTATTTCCTGAACGCAAAGAAGCAGGTGCAGCAACCCTAATTTGATCATTGCTTTCTGGATCAGAACCGCCAACTCCTGTTGCACTATTTGTTACTGTAATTGCTCCTTGAATTGCATTAATTTGAGATTCTGATAATCCTTCAATATAATCAATTGTAGTAACAGTGTCAGAGAGAACGTTTCCAATAGCACCGCCACCTACTGTATAGCGTGCTCTAATTTCTGAGTAGATAGTTGGTATTGCTCCCGATACTCCGTCACCAAATGTAATAGTCACAATGTCGTTTTGGTCTAAGAACGCACTGTAAACTAAATCACTTGGACCATAGTCAAGTAAGTGTTGAACCTGTGTCCATTTAGAGTAAAGATCTCCATCCTGTATGTATAGTTCAATAGAACCATCAACAACAGGTGTCTCACCTAATTCAAATTCCATACTTGGAGTTCCATCAGATGTTCCGATTAACTCGCCATAAGCGTTTACATTTTCTGCAACAAGAATAACTGACCGTCCTTCAGAAGCAGTAACGCTTTCTTCTCCTGGAACGTCATCTACTGCAGCAAGAACTAATGCATCTGCTTCTGTTGTAAAGTACAGTGTAGTAACTGTGTCTCCTGAAACAACGTCACCAGTTAAAACAGTTCCAGCAGGAATTGTTACATCATCACCAGAATCATTGGTGAATGTAACGGTAACGCTTGCTTGACGATAACCTGCAGGAATATATCCATAGTTCTGTGCAATATTAAGAATGCTATCTCGTTGAACTGCTGTTTGAAGGAATGCTTCATTTGCTGTTCTGTCAATATAATAAGAAACTAAATCCCCTAGATAAGCAAAGGCTTCAACTAAAGCCACACCAAAGTCTGCTGGATCAGAGGCTGTCCACTCTGGTACTCGTGCTTGAATTCTAGCAATCAAGGCTTCACGTAAGGAATAATAATCACGACCAGTGTAATCAACTGCAACTGGGATATTAGATACTGGTGTTACGCTCATAGTGACTCCTCGTATGGGGGATTAGCACCATTTACAAGAGCCAAACCAACGACGGTGCTTACTACTTCGTTGTTTGGTAATGAGTAAACTATTTCTGCAGTCATAAGATTGGTGTATTCATCGTGTGTAATGACCACATCATTAAGAGTTAAAAGTCTTAACTGAGAAGAAAATGCTTTTCCAATTTCGCTCTCTATCTGTGATTCCGCAGATTCTTCTGTATTAAAAATAGAAAATGAAATTAAAGTTCCAATTTCTGGATTCATAACACGTTCTCTTATGGTTGTACCAATGACTGAACGAACACGATCTGCCCAAATCTTTGATTGATCTGTAGCAACAGAGATCCCTCCATAAGCATTTATAGAAAAAGGAAGAGCAATAGTTTTTTCAATCATTACATTCCTTCCCATCGTCTAGGGGTTACTATGTATCCACCAGACGTCTCTTTAATCATCGATGCTTTTGAACTTAGTTTAGTTGATGTTGGCTTCTTTTTGGTTGCAGCCAACTCATTAGCAACATTTCGAGAGGGTGTAAAGGATGCAGATGTAGGCCTAAACGCACTTCCCTTGTTTGCTCCTGTGCCATCTGATAGGCACGTAAATTCAACAGCATACCGACCATCGCCATGAATTACATGTTCCGCTTTTTTAACTACCCAAAATCCATCTGTTGTTGCTCCAGTACCTTTGACCTCTAGGGTTCTCCATGGAGAAATTCTGGGATCACCCTGCCCCTGACCATGAGCAACTATGGAAAAGCGTCCTAATTCCGCCCTAGCATTGGCAAGAGATTTTGCCATAGCATTGCTTGCAACTACAGTTCTAGTTTCTACAGATGTAAACAAAGGATCTTTTATACTGCTTCGTAATTTTTTACTTACTTTACTTGATGAAGATTTTCCTAAATAAGTTTTTCCAGTAACAGGGTCTATTCCTCCTACTACTATATCGCTTCGAGAGTAATCTAATAGTTCGTTATGATCGCCAACACGTGGTTCAAACAACTCTAAAGTTGGCCCAACGTACTGGCTGACTGGATGTTCAAGTGGGTTTTGAAAAGACATTATAGGAATAATTGTCATAAATTGGTTAATCATTTTATCAATAGGATGAAAATGAAGTTCTGAACCAATAACCTGTACTCCGTATCCAATATTTAGTGCAAGTTCATTTAATTTTTCCCAATAAGAATGTCCTGACAAAGACTGTTGAGAAAACCTAATTGAACTAGGTGTAATAACGGGTTGAAGTTTAAACTTCTTTGCAATTTCTGTAGCAATTTCAGTTGCAGTTTTATTTTTCCAAATTTTAACTGATCGTTCTTTTAGGGGATAAGAAGCACCGATACATACGACCTTAACACCACGCATAAACTGTTGAGCAGTTTGATGTGTTACTTCAACTGTATACCCAATAAATTTTCCAACAGCCTTATCTGTCTTCCATGTAATTTGTACAGGTACTCCTGTTTTAATTAATTTAAAAAATTTACTACTAAACATAGGGTAGTAAATTTCTACAATATCATGTTTTCCCATTTCTTGATGAATAACAATACTTCTTACAGTATTGGTAAGAGAAGGAAAGTCTGGGTAAGAAACTTTAAATGAGTTTTGATATCTATTTTGACGTTGTGGATCACGCATTTGGAATTCTTATTTCTGTTCCTGGGGATATGTTTGCGGGATTAATGATCTCTGGATTAAGGTCTAAAATTTCCCACCACAAAGATGGATTACCCAAATAAAAATTTGCAAGGTTATCTAATCTATCGGTTTCAACCCATCGATAAATAAAAAATGATTGTGCATACAAAGGCCACTCTCGTGTTACACCTGTGTGGTATTCCTCTTTACCCGCATGCCAAGCCTTAACAAGAGTTCCATCTATGTATCTGCTGTCTGAATATATCATTTTATTATTTCCTTAACCTATGACAGATCATTAAATCGTGAACAAGAGATATTTACATAAGATAAAATTGGAACCATTCTGTCATTAAACATTGCATGATTTATATCTAATGAATTTATACGAACAAGATAACGTAATCCATCACCTAAATGAAGTTCTACCTGAGTACCTTGCAACCAACCAACATCAGATGTCTCAATGTTAAAACGATTAGTTCTTTTACTATTGAAACCTTTTATAGTTCTAAAAAGATATTCCATATCATACATAGTTCCTTTTTTATAAATTTCTGCAAATTCTTTGTTTGGATCATTGTTTGGTGTATCAAATGTGGGATACGGTTGTCCCACACCTTCTTTTAACCCATAAGCATTTATAACAGCCATATCACCAATACGGTTTAAAAGAAGAGAAAAATTAATGGTGCTGTATTTAAGTCCAAGAGTAATAGGCGAAAAGGGATCCATATTTGCAGCAACGCCTTCCCAGTTTAAGCCTTCCGCAACTCCCCAAGTCATTGACACTTCTTTTGGATTGTATAAAAATTTAAAACCATAAAGGTTTTTATCTAAATTTAAGTTATCTGCACTAACACTATTTGCATAAGATAAAGCCTTTTTACTATCCATCTGTATAACGCCTTTTGCTCCTAAGGCATTATTCCAAGCCTCAAGTCCTGATGTAAAATTTCCAGGATTATCAATTGCAATTGTTGAATACTGATCTTGAGTTGAATCAACCTTAAAGTATGCTGTCTTTATCATGGGAGCGTTATAGTAGTAGATAGGAGGAGTTGGGTTATTTGCCCCATCCTCAATGCTTGCATTGCCAATTCCTTTATCTTTATTTTTTGTATTTTTACTTCTCTTAAACTTATTTAAAATGGTTTTAGGAGCAGCAACGTATACCTGTTCAAGACTACGTTCTAATGCAATTCTTCTACTGTATGCATCCGTATATGCACCCATATAGTCATCTTTTAATTTTCTTTTATCAACAACTTCTTTTGCTAATATTTCAAGAGTTCCAGAACTTGCTCCAGCCTTAACCGCATCATCGTATGCTTTATTGGCAGTAGCAAATTCTTTATTGGCAGTAATCATTTGAATTTTTATATTTGCTTCAATTTCTTTACTGGTTTCAAGTTGACGACTTGTTTTTGCGGTATCTGATTTCTTTTTGTTAGCAGCAGCCTTTCGGCTCCTTTCATTTTTTTGTTGTTTTAAAAAATCTTCAGGACTTAATTTTGGACGTTTACTTGAGTCTGGGCTGTTATACGTTGTAGCCATAGTTATTTAACTCCCATTGCATTAAGCGACTTGTCTTGAAGTAAAAGTTCTTTAATTCTTTTAGCAAAAGCAATTGCTTCGGTTTCTGATGCTTTGCTAATTGTTAAACTAATATTAACATTGTTTGTATTGTTGGAACTGCTACCCATGTCAGTTCCCCCAGGAGTTAACTGATTTTGGTATTTACCACTAGTATATGTAGCCCATGGTTTAAAGTTTGTACCTTGTGTAGAAATATCATATGCAATTCGTGCATTAATATTTGGATCTTTTAAACTTTCTGGTCCAGTATATCCAATTGATGCATACGTTTTTAGGTACGCTTTATTACGTCTATTACCCATACCAGGATCATTTGGATCATTGTTTTCCATATTAATCTGGAATAACCCGTAAGAATCATCTCTACCTTTTGGGTTATATGCATTTGCCCTTCCACCAGATTCTGCTTTTGCAACTCCATATGCAGTCACTAAACCCTGACCACTAAAGCCAGCAGCCTGAAGAGTACTTACGAGGTTTTGATCTGCATTTGCAGGAAGTCCCATTGCTGGTTGTGGTACGTAACCTGTTGTTGGTTCGGCAGCATTTGCAGATGTTGCAAACATAGATTTAATTGCTTTAGCACCAAGCCAACCAAGAGCAGACAACCCACCTGCAGCCAGTGCTCCCATTGGTCCACCAAAGACACCACCAACAGCCGCAGATGTACCAACACTAGTTATAAAAGAACCCAATCCTCCGCTACCAAATCCAGATACCGCACCACCAATGATTGGTACTGCTTTACCTAATCCAGTTAACCCAACTTTTGCAACCATTCCCCCTGCCGCCGCTGTGGCTGCAGTTGCTGCAGTTGCTGCAGTTGCTGCACCTTTTGTAACAACTTGGCCACCAACTCGTCCCATTAATGCTCTAACACCAGCCGCTGTTGCTAACGTAGTAACTGCACCAGCAGCACCTGTTAAAAACGAACTACCAGCAGCACCAACATTTGACCCACTTAAACCCTGTGTAAATCCTTTAGCGGCATACATGAAGTTTGGAGTAAGTCGTTCAAGGGCTGCGTTAAAAGCAACAATAGTATCTGTTGCCTTTTCAAATCCAGCAATCATTCCTGGAGTTGCAGTATCAGTTAGTTTTGCTTGTGACTCTGCTTGTTTATAGAGAGTATCTACGTAAGGATTATTGGCGCCCTTTTCATTTAGTAATTCCGCTTCTTGTCCCAACGCAATTTTTGTAATCATTGGACGAAGAATTCGTTGCTGCTGTTGATCAAAACCAAGATCATTTAAAGTAGCATTTAAACCGCCTTCACGGAAAGAAAAATCAAGTTGTTCTTTTGTTACCTTTTGACCCGTTCCACCAACTGCTTTGTAAATTTGTCTAGCAATTTCAGCAGTAGTTCTTAAACGACCAGTCTTTACATCTAACGTACTAATTCCATATTGATAGAGATTGCCACTCATTGCACCTGTGTGCATACTACCAATTGCTGCAGCAGCCTCTGGATTTGACATGCCGTAGGCTCGTGCAGCACCAGCAACTTCACCCATAGATTGCATAAGGTTTCGACTACCTGTTATGTTAAATCCTTGTGTTAAGATGTTTACTGCTGCCATTTGATCTTGGACACCAGTAATTCCACCTCGCATTGAGGTCATTGCCATAGACTTTAGTTGAGCGCTACTGACTCCTGGCATACGTGTTGTGGCTTGGTAGAAGCCCATGGCACGAGGCATGACGTCATTAAGAGAAGGCAATGCAGCATAAGCAGCACCTGCAACTCCAAGCCCTAGTTGTACGCCTGCAATCTTTGCAGCGCCACTCTTGGAGTAGGCCCATGGCATAACATTTGCGCCACCACCATCTGCCGATGCAGAAGATGCTCCACCAAACTGGGCATTACTTGTGCCCAATGACATAGTGTTTCCAAAGCCAACACTGGTAGTAAGGATGTTGCTAACACTTCTAAATGTGTTACCAGCAATTCCACCAATGCGTTTAATGGCAGATTCAATACCAGTTAACTTCTTTTGGGTAGCGTCGAGTTGGGAGTTGACAGACGACAACTGGCTTAGTGGATCATTAGCCATTGCTTGAACTCCTTCCGAATCTACTGTTGGCTACTTCTAGCCAATTCTTTCTTTCTCGTCTAGACAACTCTTTAATGTCGCCTAGTGTCCAACCTTCATACGCTTGAGTTAATGCAGCCCATTGAGCAAATAATTCTACATAACCAGTAACGCTAGAGCCGAAACAAGGTACCTAAATTAATAGGAACCAATACCTCGCCTTCACAGTCTGGGCAGTTAACAGTAACGTCAGCAAACTGTGGTCCTGGCGCTCTGGTGTTAATCTCTTCAATAATTTTTTGACGATCAGATACACTGAGGTTTTGAACCTGCATAGCACTGTAGACAGGTGTCTCACCAATTTTTACTACTGTTCCTTCCAACACAAGGGTGGTTAGTTCAGCAGAGTTCTTATCCATATTGTCAATCATCTTTTTTTGAACGACACCATTTGGAAGCCGAACCGTATATTCGGCGCCTTTTCCTTTTACAGTAAAGACACGATCGTTTAACGGGTCTACAAGTACTTTTGATTTAATGTCTTTATCAACATCAATTTCAACTGTCTTGTACTCTGCACAACCACTGCAGAATGACTGAATTTTTACTTGTGATCCAAAAGTTGTCTTAAGAATTCCCAACAGAATTTGATCACGATCACCAATAAGTAGTTGATCTAGAATTGCGTCTGTGGCTTTTTCTTCTCCGACTTTGACAGTTCCTCGTTGAAGGATTGTCATAAGGACCTTTCCTAAGTCAGAAGATCGTGCAATTATCTCTTCATCCTTACCGTTAAGTTCACGTACCTCTGCGGTACGGGTAACCTCCCCAGCGGCGTTGATATAGCCACCAGGAAGGTTAACCGCAGTATCCGAAGGAAGGATAATGTCAGGATTAAAATCCTGTTTTGGCTCTTCATTAAGAACCTTGTTTAACATTTGATTAGCCAATGCGGGATTAACCGCTGCATTAATTGTGTTCGTCATTGTTATCCTTTGGTTAGATTATGCTGGGAACGCTGCTGCGTTAGTAGATAAGTCTGCTGCCCAGTTAACATCAAATCCTTCATGGACTAATGTCATCTGTTCAACAAATAGAGCGTTATCTCCAGCGTTTAGATCTGAGTATGCTACAGATGTAGGCCAGCAGTTATACACATTAAAGCGCATAGCGATATGGTCTGTCTGAGTAGCATTTGTATCTTCTGGGTTAGCGCCTGGAATTGGATGTGATAGCACAGCAATTTCTAGATCGCAACGGAAGTTGTCTGTTACCTTACGTGTTCCTCCACCTTGAACTGTTGCAAATAAATTACGCATCCAGTCCCAGTTGTAGTTAGTTCCAAGAATGACACCACGCTGCAATGTGATTGGAGCAAAGGTTGTTTGTCCTGGGATCTGGTGAACGGTGGTGTTGTAACCGCCTTCACGGTAAGGGATTGAGTCGGTAGTTACCGCCATACCAGATACTGAAGTAAAGCCAAATGTTGCTGACTTTTCTTCAAGTTTACTAGTAGCAGTACTTTTTGTTGGTATTGCTTTAAACGTAACTAAAAATCTAAAGTTACGTAATGGATCGGTGATTAAGTTCGACCGATTATTGATGATTGTAGGCATCTGTTTCTTTCTCCTTCGGATTAGTTCAGCGTCTTTTGGCTGAGGTCGATGACGATGAACTCTGCTGGATACTGAAGTGCCACACCAACTTGGATGTGAACTTCACCATTTGCGATTTGTGCGTCTGAGTTGTTCTCAGCATCGCACTTAACGAAGTAGGCCTGTGCGGATGTTGCACCACGAAGACCACCTTGGTTCTTGTACTCGTTAAGGAATGCGCCAAGAGTGGTGTTGATGCGAGCCCATAGACGCTCATCGTTGTTTTCAAAGATTGCAAACTCTGTGAGGTTCTTTAGGTTCTTCTTGATATAAATCAAAGAACGACGCATGTTTACATACTTGTTTGCTGTTCCATCTTGCTTTAATGTGCGAGCACCCATAACAGAAAGTCCAGCGCCAGGAATCTGACGGATTGGGTTTACTGGTGATGTGCTTGCGTTCATTGAATCAAGTTCAGAAGAAGAGAAACTCTTCTCCATTGCTACAACATTTTGTAGCGCTGTGCCAATACCAGCAGGAGCCTTGAAGACTCCTCGGTTTGCATCAGTTGTGAGGTAGAGACCTGCAACTGCTCCTGATGGACCAATCTTGCGAAGGGCACCAGTTCCACGTCCTAGTGGATCTGCGATATAGGTCCATGGGAAGTAGACAGCAACGTTGCTTGAATCTGTAAGGCTTCCAGCAAATGAAATTGCATCTGCTGTTATAAAGTCTGCTCCTGTTTCAGCAATAACAAATCCATCATTAGACTCTGACCAAGATGATGCAGCGTCATAAACACTAATGCTTCCTTCTGCAAGAGTTTCTACAATACCAGGAAGGAAGAACACAAGTGGACGAGCAAGTGGAGCAAACTCTTCAAATACTGAAGTGGCTCCACCCTTGTACTCTGTGTAATCTGTTTCTGTTGGAGTTGTTCCATTACTTCCACCAGTAAGTGGGTAAGTAGTAGACACAGGAATTCCACCAGCAGAATCGCTGATTGTGATATTTGGAGAGACTAAGTTAACAACAGTCTCTGCGTAGTCACTAGATGTGTCATCATCAAATACAACATTCTCGTAACGTTCAAGAAGAATGTCATCAGTGATATCTCCTGTAACACCTGACTCTTTGTACAAAGTAAGTGTGTATGTATCAACAACTGATCCTGCTGTAATTACAACACGAAGTTTGTTGCCATCTGTTCCTGCGTTTTTTGAAGTAACAGTTGCAACAACTGCGCTTCCTGAGGTAAGTAAGTCAACAGATCCAGCAACTGAGTCATCAGCAAGAAGGCGCTTGACGTAGAGTTCACGTCCACCGTTTGCAAAGAATGATCCGACCTGGAATGTTGCTGGGTAGGAAGCGTTGTAGCCTCCAAAATTCTTAGTAAATTCATACCAAGATGAAACAAGTGTCACTGCCTCTGGGCCTTGTGCAAATGGGGCAACCACTGCACCTGCAGCATTAGCGGTAACACCGCCAGCAATAGTTGCTGGTAGTAGACGTTCAGTAATGTAAACGCCTGGACGGCTGTAAGCCATTTTTTCTCCTAACTAGTTTGGGTGGGTTCCTTATGGTTGCTGAATGGTGTACGAGATTGGGGAGAACTGACCACGACCTAATTGTTCGTTGTCAGTTGTACCTGTGGCGGTAACTTGCAACACTTTGTACATCTTGTTGAATGTTTCAGGCGCAATCTCGGATGAGATACGCACTGTGATAGCGTTTACGAATAAACGCTTTCCTTGTTCAGTAACATCTCGTTTAGAGACATCAAGAACATCCAGACGACGTACTGTTCCATCATTAGTTTGAAGGACAGCAAATCGCAATGGAATCTTTGTGTAGAGCAGTTGAGCCAAGATCTCACGATCGTGGCGAGGTTGACGAGAGTAGGCAGTAATTTGATAATCAATGTTTACTGGGACTGGATAGTTAATTTCCCAGTCATGTAAGTCAGAGTCATAGTCTGTATCTTCACCAATAGTTGTTGGATCATCAACATAAGATGGCTTTACCTTGCCACGCATTGCACGGCTAAAATCTTCTGCAATATCAATCATGTCAATAGTAATGTATGGATAAGTTTGATCACGAAGTTCTTGATCAGGTTGACCAAAGTATACTTTTACAGAACGAGTTGGTCCCGCACCATCTACAGATTTTTGATCTGTAACTACCATGTTCTTTAATAGATTACGAAGTGCTTCGTCTTCGGATAATAAGAATGTCATCGTGCACGTCCTAGGTGAGCCATAGTGCGCCCCATAAGAAACTTTTCTGCTTCACGAGTGCGATTACTAAACCGACGGATAGCCGCTGTTGGTTGTGTTCCAGGAGTTCCGTATTCAAGGTCCATAGTCTCTTTACGATGATCTGGGTGTCCATGCACAGAAAATTCACCATCTTGATGAGCAACATGCAGGCTACGAACAATGTGATCAGGCCATCCAGAGGCACGGGCTTCGGAACGAAGGTGAGCAGACAGGATCTTTGTTGTATCCAGACTTGCTTTGTGAAGAGAAGACTTTACGTGTTTAAGGTAACTCACTTCTTTTTCTTCGCCTTCGACGCAACGTACAAGGCACCAGCGACATAGGCTGCGGATGTTCCTGCAATTAAGGCTGCGACGTTTGGGCGTTTTTCTTTAGGGCGGAATCCAAACACGCCCTTGATGAACTCTTCACGTTCATTTTGATTGTTCATTTCAGCGGCTTCTTGCCACCATGGAACATAGGCCATTACAATCCCCTTTATCGCAACCTGTGGGTACAGTAGTCAGTTACCGCAGCGGTAGTCTGATAGTGCAATGATAAAGAAGAAGGGGCCCTTTCGGGCCCCTAACTTACTTACTTCTTTTTAATCTTCTTGGCTAGAGCCTTATCCATCTTCTCATCTGCTGAGCGAGATGGCTTCTTCTTATCCATAGCCTTATCGGCTTTAGCAAACTTCTTCTTTTGTTCTGCATTCATGCCCTTCATAACCTTGGCATCTTGTTTTTTATCTGAAATTTTCATAGGAATTATTACATTCCCTTCTTCTTGTTCATAGTCATCTTGGCTGCCTTACCTTTTTTAAGGGCTTTAAAATCAGCGCCAGTGATCTTGTCTGTTGGCTTTGCAGCCCCAGCAATTTTCATCTGCTTAGTAGTAAGTGTCTTCTTCATTATTTCTTTGCTCCCTTACATGTTGAACAAGAGCACTTGCAGCCCTTAACTGGTTTTGCCTTAGTACATTTGCATCCACATTTAGCGCACATTACTTGCCTGCTTTCTTGGCCTTTTTAGCCACTGCTGCATTATCCACAAGATTGGGATAAGGGCGTCCTGCTGCTTTGGCTCGTGCCTTTGCTGCAGACTTCTGAGATGAGGATAACTTCTTATCTTTGCCTGATGGGTCTTTAGTGTCCCAAAACTTTTTACTAGCAGTCACAATCCCACGCCCTTAATGACTTATTAATACGGCTATTGGGATCACGAGCAGTCTTGGCAGATGTGTTCTTTGCCTTCATGCCTTTCATTCTTTTACAAAATGCTTTATGGCGTTTGTTACCGTGATCTTTACTTGGGGCTTTTAAATCTGATCCAGGGTTAGCCTTCTCGTAAGACTTGCGACCCTTTTCATTAAGTCCACCCTTTTTATTCTTGCCCTCTGAACGTTGCCACGCTGCTGTCTTAGCCATTCTTCTTATGCCAATCTTTAGTCGCTTTTACGCCTTGAGCAATTGTCTTTGCCCCAGCCTTCTTTGTCAGGTTAATCTTGTCGTAGGCACCGCCACGCTTTGCGTGGTCAACAATCACATCGCCCTGCTTGTTCTTCTTAATGGTGTGAACTTCACGTGCTGGCTTACCAGGAACTTTAATGCCAATCTTTACTGGCTTCTCAACTGGCTTCTTCTTGTCAGCCATTACTTCTTCTTAACTTTCTTGGCTGCCTTTGCTTCGCTCAGAGCGATAGCGACTGCTTGAGATTTCTTAGTAACTACTGGTCCCTTTTTAGATCCGCTATGAAGTTTACCTTTTCCATACTCCTTCATTACTTTTTCAACTTTACCCTTAGTCACTGACTTTTTAACAGCCATTACTTTTCCTCTTCTTCTAGTTCGTCCTCATCCCACGCATGATCATCGTAGTCTTCTAATTCTACCGCTTCATCTTCGAAGAGCGAAGGGTCTAGTTCTTCTTCAAATTCGTTCATGCTATCTCCTAGTTAGCGTAAGTTTGAAACTGTGGATCATTTACTAATTCTTCTGCATTTACCATGTTACAGTCAAGGGTAACTACTGAGTAGTTTTCCTTGTAAAGACCACGAGGAAGGACACGAGTAGGAACAAAGACCTCATTGTGAAATACAATACGATCCTTAATATGGGCATTAGGATCAGTCACCATAAATGGAATGAGGCGCTGGACATCAGCCACAGCCACAACGAGGCGAAGAGTATCTGTGACGTAGTAACCACGTTCATTCATTACGTTAGTACCACGTAGTTGTTGTGCCATGACTACAGGTAATTTGAATGGATCATTCCAGCGGCGACCTTTGCCATCTTCCTGATTGGATACGTCGTAGATGGGATCTACCCAGTTCTCATAATCAGCGGCTAGTGCGTTGGGATCCCACGCCCACCAGTCAACTTCAGTTCCTACAGGATCACGGAGTTCGTCAATGATGCCTTCATCAATTGACTTATGTTCAAACTCGATCTTGAATCGACCCTGTACCTGGTTACCACGCATGGTATGGATTATCCCCTATCGTTACTAGAAAGAAAGTATTAAGGGGCGACTTCTATCCAAAGACAAGTCTCTTCGTTTAATTCAAAGTTACCATCTGGCTTTGGTGGAATAAATGCATCACGTTCTGCATCGTATGTAAATCCAATACCAGCAAAATTTTTGCGTATGTTTCCATTGTATGAAGTCTTAATCCAGGTACCACCGAGGTTATCAATTAACCATTGGTAACCTTCATCAGGTTCATCATTACTTCCAACAGTTACACGAAGAACAATGTTGTTCTCATTAACTTCAGCCCAATGCGCCATTATGCCACCGCCGTCTTTAAATAACGAACAATTACAAGTCCTGAACCACCATTAGCATTATTTGCGCCGCCACCGCCGCCACCGCCTGTGTTAGCCGTACCAGCAAGACCACCGCCACCGCCTACACCGTTTCCACCACGTCCACCGCCACCAAGACCACCTGAGGCAAAAGTACTAGAATTTGCAGCCTGACCACCAGTACCACCGCCTCCTCCTCCAGCATAATACCCTGAGTTTGCACCCGTACTAGTTGCAGAAGCCCAAGTGGAAAATACAGAAGTTCCTACACCGCCAATTCCACCTAATTTGGTTCCAGTTGTAAAAGCAACACCAGCGCCTCCAGCACCGCCACCACCGCCACCTAATGCAGCAAAAGAAGGTGTTCCAACAGAACCAAGATTTGCGTAAAAAGTAGTTCCTGTAAGTGAACCACCAGCAGTACCTACCGCTCCAACATTTGTGCCACCGCTTTGTCCGCCACCACCGCCACTTGAACCACCATCGCCACTTTGTGAAGCACCACCACCACCGCCACCGCCTGATGCAGTTAGTAAAGCAGCAATAGAAGATGTAGTGCCTGTTGCGCCAACGGATGCACCATAAGAAGTAGCAACTGCTCCGCCTCCGCCAATTGTAATGGCAATTGTACTTGCGCTAAGGGTAGTTGAATTATAAGCAACTCCACCACCACCACCGCCGCCTGAATCAGCCAATCCGTATCCACCACCGCCGCCACCCGCTATAACTAATAAATCACAAGATAAAGATGAATTAGATACCACTAATGAACCATTTGCTGTAAATGTTCGGTAATAGTAAGTTGCATCTGAAGCAAGTGTCCCACCAGTAACTGTTGGAAGAGGTAATGGGGTTACTGCTGTAGATGCAGTACTTGCAGATGAAGTTCCGTTTGCATTAGTAGCAGTTAACGTAAACGTGTAAGCGGTGCCCGCAGCAAATGAACCAGTGACAGTTACTGGAGAGGTAGTGCCCGTTACTGTTAATGCTATTGATGGACTTGATACAGCAGTAATGGCGCTAATATTTTTGCCGCCAGTATTAATAGTAAATGGAATAGTAACTGATGTAGTACTTACAATGGTAGGAGTAGCAGTAATAACTGGTACATCAGGAACAGTAGTAGCAGTCACAGATCCAGAAGCAGAACTTGCCACTGATGTTGCGGCGCTATTTGTTCCAGTAACAGTAAATGTATAAGCAGTCTGACTAGAAAGACCTGTTACTACTAGGGGCGAACTTGCACCAGTAGCAGTGAATGAGCCAGGGCTAGATGTAGCAGTAAAGGATGTAGCAGGCCAGTAAGTAGCATCAGGAGTAAAGGCAACGCTCACAGCGCCGTTGTTATAGGCACGGGCAGTACCGACATCTGTACCTGCAACAGATGTAGGAGCAATAGGGACATCGGCGATCTTGCCTATTGTGCCATCTACTGACTCTTCGTTGGCGTTACGGATACTCATAAGACTCCTAGTTTATCAGTCAAACAGGTGTTATTACCCTTTAGTGATTGTACTTTGAGTAGACCTTGACCCTGTGTGACCAGCGTTTAGCCTGTGTAGAACTACTAAAAAACCTATGTAAAATTTGCCCAAAAGCATTCTTTAACTTCATTAGGCTCCTTTCAAAACCTATGTTACGCTATTTCCAGCAATCCTAGGAGGTATAAATGGCAACAAAGGCAGACTTCTTTACCAAGAACAAGTACGTCGTACATGAGAAAGCAATTAGCCAAGAGATAGCAAGACTAGGCGCTCAGTATGCAATCTTTGATGCACTTCAAAATTACCAGGACGAAGGCACCCTAGCCAATAATGCACAGGTTCCTAAATCACATAGTAAGTATGCTGATCCATTTATGGAGGCATTAGAGTTACTTTTATTGCCTACAGTAGAAGAAAGTACTGGGCTATCTTTATACCCAACGTATTCCTATTATAGACTTTATAAACCAGGTGATGATCTTCTTCCACATACAGACCGTCCAGCCTGTGAAATTTCTTTAACTATTAACCTTGGCTATTTTTATAACACAAACATTAAAGATTATTCTTGGGACATCTGGGTAGAAGGTAAAGCATTTAAAACTGAACCTGGAGATATGATTATTTATCGAGGCCTTGAAATGAAACACTGGCGTGAACCGTTTGCCGCTGGTCGTGGCTCTTGGCAAGTTCAAGCATTTTTGCATTATGTAGATGCTAATGGGCCATATGCTATGTGCAAGTTTGATGGCCGTCCTATGCTTGGTTACCCAATCTCTCATAAACAACCAGGATTAGACTCTCTTGCTGAGGGACTTGCAGCGACTAACTTTAATAAACCTGATTTATCAAATGCAGTTATTCACGTATCACGATAGGGGATTACAATGGAATATATTTTAGAAGCACCACTAGTACCAGATGATGTGGTAGCGGGTGCAATTCATATTTATAATAATGTATGGACAGATACGGATGAAGTTATTGCTGCTATTGAAGAAGAGGTTTTAAAATCAGATAGCGGTCTTTTTTTTGATAAAGCAATGACTGTAGATCAAAATTGGAATGGTCCACGCAGAAACCTTATTATGGGACTTACTTCTTCTGCTCGTCGAGGTAATATATTAGCCCAACAAATTCATAACCGTTATGGAATTACTCTTGATAGAGCATTGACTGGATACGGTAAAAAGTTTGAAACTAATTATACATCTCATGAAGACTACGGATTACTTAAATACCGTGGTGAAAAAAAAGAACACTATGACGCCCACTTTGATGGGGGCACCGACAGTGGTCGTTCAATTTCTGCTGTATTTTATTTAAATAATGATTATGAAGGTGGAGAAATTGAATTTGTTCATCATAACGTAAAAATTAAACCAGGTGCGGGAACACTAGTTTTGTTTCCAAGTAACTACGCTTACTCTCATATTGCTCACGAAGTAACTAGTGGAATTAAATACGCCATTGTTACCTGGGTACACGATAGATAGTTAGTCAGTTACCTCAAAGTTAAGGGCTTTCCAACTAATAGTTTCTTCATCCCATTCATACATTAATTCATCTTCTGGATGAGCAACTGGTGGTTGCCACCACACGGTTTCTTCATTTAATATCCAAGATGGATAAGGTTGTATTGGAATAAAAGCATCAATATCTGGACTATAAGTAAACCCTATTCCTGCATAATTTTTTCTAAACGTTGCATTGTATGAAGTTTGAATCCAATTTCCACCATAAAGATTGTGACAAAATTCCTGTCCAATAGATTCAACCTCATTACCATCTGCATCTGTAATATCAGAGTTATTAACTACAATGACTCTTAATACAATATTGTTGTTATCTAATTCAGCAAAGTGTGCCATTATGCTGGGTACCTTACAATTACAACACCTGAACCACCAGCAGATTGATTTGGAAATGATCCCGATAGAGGACCACTTGTTCCTGTACCTCCACCGCCACCGCCTGTGTTTGCTGTTGCTGATACGGGTGATCTACCAACATATGGACCGCCTGTTGGGGTAGGTCGAGACACAAGTATGCCACCTGTGCCACCGCCACCTGTGCCACCTACACCAGTAGTAGGAATACCTGATGAATTTGGAACTGACATATAAGTACCACCACCACCACCACCTGCATAAGTAGCACCAAAGTAAGGTAACCCAACGCCACCATTAAAACCAATAAGTGCTGGAGAAATAGCATCTGCGCTTCTTCCACCAGCACCACCACCACCACCACCATTGTTTCTGTTGGTCCAGTCAGGTGCTCCTCCAGGATAACCTTGACCTGGTGTACCACTACCAAAGTTAGGACCATCTAAATAATTAGAGCCTGTTCCACCGCCAGAACCTCCAGGGTTTCCAGAGTTATTAGACCCACCAAAACCACCACCTATAGCAGTTGAATTTCCTTGGAAAGATGAAGGATTACCATTAGTTCCTGGATTAGACCCTGTACCGCCACCTCCAACAGTAACTGTATACACCCCTGATCCATTACCGCCTGTTGGTGTAAAGGCTGCTGGTTCGTAAACTAAACCACCAGCACCACCACCTCCACGCTTTGATGTTTGAAGTGAAAGTGATTGATCAAATGAACCACCACCTCCACCTGCAACAACTAATACAACTCCCGCTGGTTGGCTACCTGATGTAACTGTAAATGATGAACTGCCAGTAAATGTGTGATAAACGTATCCATCACCTGGTGTTGTTTTAGTTCCGCCTGTTGCAATAAACGGTAGAGTTGGTGTTGCTGAAGTAGATGCGGAAGATGCGGCAGAAGTTCCATTAGCATTAGTTGCTGTAACTGTAAATGTATATGCAGTTCCGTTAGTTAAACCTGAAACTGTGATAGGACTTGATGCACTTGTTCCCGTAAATCCTCCAGGTGATGATGTCGCAGTGTAAGTAGTTACTGCAGAACCACCAGTTGCATTACCTGTAAATGTTACAGAAACCGCTCCACCAGTTAAGGCATCGGTAGCAGTTCCAATAGTTGGGGCTTGAGGAACAGATGACGGAGTTACAGCATTAGAAGAAGATGATGCTGTAGATGTTCCATTTGCATTTGTTGCGGTAACTGTATACGTACGAGAAGTTCCCGCCCCTGTTGTTTCAGAAACTACAATTGGACTAGCAGAACCCGTAGCCGTATTACCTGATGAAGATGTAACTGTATACGTTGAAACTGTTGCTCCGCCAGATGCTCCCGCTGTAAATGGCACAGATACGTTAGCAGATCCAGTATAAGACTGACCAGTAGCAACAGATGCAGTACCAATAGTTGGGTTTTGAGGAAGTGTTGTTGCTGTAAAAGATGCCGAGGTAGTAGCAGATCCCGTAGCACTCACGTTAGACGGAGTGACAGTTACTGTGTACGAGGTGGCACTTGATAGGCCCGTTAATGTTACTGGGCTAGAACTAGCAATAGTTGTAGTCGTTGTAGGCGTTGTTGCAATGGAATAAGAAGATGGAAGACCACCAGTAGGGCTAGAAAACGTTATGGTTGCTGCGGCGTTATTGTAGGCACGGGCAGTTCCTACGTTGACGGCAGATACTGTAGGTGCATCAGGAACGTCAGGGATCTTATTGGCAAGGTTACTGACGCCACGACTCTTCTTATCTGGCACTAGTTAATCTCCTTTAAATATTGAGGCGCAAAAAATTATTCAGCAGGTGTTTCTTCAGTAAGTAATCCTATAGAAATAAGATACTCATTGTCTGCTGGAATAAAGGCAGTTCCATCCCACACACTATGAAGTGGTGGAATTACGCCTGCATTGCATCCACATACTACGTACGTATCTCCTGGAACAAATCGGTTGATACCTTCAAGGTTATCTACGTCATGGTCAGCAAATGTTGTTACTTGTATAACACGATTATCTGATGTGCGTACGAATGCGTGTTCGTGTTCTGTTAAATGATTCATTATTTATCCTTATCCTACATACCTAAGAACGACTAGACCTGAACCACCAACGCCGCCATTCTTAGTAGTTGCAGCAGTTGGCGAATAAGTTCTGCCCCCACCGCCACCGCTTCCAGTATTTGCTGTTGCCGCTACACCATTGGTGTAACCAACAGTATATCCAGCACCATAAGTAGTTACTGCAATGTCCCCGCTACTAAAAGAACCTCCTGCTGCTAAATATCTATCAAAAGTTCTTGTTCCTAATCCACCAACAGTTTCATTAACTGTTCCACCTTTATATCCAGTTAATCCAGCAGTTGTTGCTGTTCCTCCAGAACTATTATTTGTTCCAAAACCCGCACCACTTGAACTAGCAGAACCACCAGAACCTCCGCCACCACCAGATTCGTTTTGGTTTCCAGCGCCTCCATTTCCTCCACCTGATGCTCCAGTTAATCCAGCAGTAGTTGATGGACAACCACCACCTCCACCGCCTGCAGCAGATGTATACGTTGTAGTTGATGTGTTTCCAACAATTGATGATGTGCTTCCATTAGAACCTCGTGTATCACCAGTTCCACCACTACCACCAGCACCTACTGTAATATTTAAAGTTGTATCACCAGAAATAGTAATTAATTTTTCTACTACTTGACCAGCACCACCAGAACCTCCGCCAGTAGAAGTTGCTGGTGCACCGCCGCCACCACCACCACCGCCAACTACTAGCGCCCATATTTTTGTAACACCTGTTGGAATTGTGTACGTAGCATTAGATGATGTGAATACAACTTCTTGAAGTTGTACAGATGCAACGCTGCCCCATGATGTTGCAGAACCATTAGTAGTTAGGTACTTACCAGAGTTACCAGTCTGAGATGGAAGTGTTGCTTTGGCGTCTAACTGAGTCTGAATAGAAGAAGTAACACCATCTACATAGCCCAACTCCGTTGGACTTACTGTGGTCAGGGCGTTATCTGCCAGGTTTCTTGCTTTTGTCATTATTCAGTTACCTCTTCTGTTGATACTGGATAAATAAATTCATCTAGTTGGGCGTCATAAATCATTCCTGGGCCCGCAAATCTTCCACGGAAAGTTGCATTGTATGAAGTCTGTTTCCACTCTCCACCAAATGTGTCAGCGCAGAATTGTGCGCCAATAGATTCTTGTTCAATGCCGTTCTCATCTTTAAGAACTTCATTGTTAATAACAATTACTTGACGGACTATTCCGTTTTCTAATTTTGCAAAGTGTGCCATAACTATCCAATCACTACCACTACGTATCCAGAACCACCCGCACGTCCTGTAATGATGTTATTACCAGGTGCTCCACCACCACCACCTCTATTGGCAGTTCCAGCAACACCATTGTTGTTTGCAGCGCCACCATTGCCGCCACCTCCAGAACCTCCAACACCACCAGGAGTTGAGGTACTTCCAGCACCTCCACCACCTGAATAAAATATTGCAGCGCCTCCAACAATTGTATTTGATAAACCTACTCCGCCATCTGGACTGGAGCCAGCGCCTCCAGCGCCACCACCTCCGCCACCATTAGTTCCATTTCCAGTTGCTCCATCTGAACCTTGACCAGAAACACTAGTGCCACCTGCAACTGTGGCAGAAATAGAACCTCCACCTCCAGAACCACCGTGTTTTCCTCCAACTGTACCTGAACTAGTAACGGGTAAAGAACCACCTCCGCCACCAAAAGCGTAAATATTAGAAAGTGCTGAAGAAGTACCCTGTTGTGCTAACTGTACACTCCAAGAAACGGCACCACCTGCGGTGTCTGGAGCACCACCAGCACCAACAGTTACTGTAAGAGTTCCAGAAGGAAGAATTTGAGTAGCGTTGTAAACATACCCACCAGCACCACCGCCACCGCTAGATGTGCCTCCGCTACTTCCACCACCACCAACTACTAAAATTTCTGCAGTACCAGCAGTACCTACAGTAATAGAACCAGAGCCAGTAAACTTATAAATAGTCTTACCAGCACGAGTTGAAGAGTCAATAGTAGGTGAGCCAGTAGAACCAGTTACTGTTGCTTTACCTATTCCACCTGCAGATACTGGAGAAAATAATGGTGACATTTATTGGGCCGCCTTTATGCGTACTTTACTGGGCCAGCACCGAATACGGTGTAGGTTGGAGTTGCCGCTGTCTTAACAATAGTAAATGTATACACGTCAACTGCTGATGCGTTTCCTGCTGCTGGAGCAGTACCACCAGAGTACTTGACTGTCTGAGCGTTTCCGTCAATTGTGAGGGCCGTCATGTAATAAGCCGTAGATCCTTGTGTTACTAAAAATGAAATTGTTAAAGAATCATTAGTTGCTAATTTAGAGGCCAAAGTAGTTGAGCCAGAACCACGGACGTTAAGAGTCCAGTTAGCAGAAGCAGATGTGGTGTAATACAAAACGCCTTGAGTATCTGCGTCATAGTTAACTGTTCCAGTAGCAGCCGTCGCAGATACCGTTGTGCGTTCTTCAGGTGATACCAAGATAGATGCAGTAAGCGCATCCGTCCATTTTACTCCTGCTGTTTGAGCAGAGTCAGCAACAAGCACTGTGTTATTAGCGCCAACAGCCACGTTTGTTACAACGTTATCTGCAGTAGCAACAATTAAATCGCCCTTGGTATTAACAAGGGTCTGATCTACAGCATTAGCAATAACAAACTCAGAAAAGGTAAGGATCTCTACCACGTCATTTGCTGCCAAGGCAGAGAGTGCTGTGATGCTTGTTCCGCTTGTTCCTGTGTAATCTTGACCACGAACCATCAGAACGCCGTTGATGTATACCTGCTCTTTACCTGCTACGTAAGCAAGTACTGCGCCATTAGCGTCAACGCCTGATACAGATGTCTCAGAACCAACAGCAACAAAACGATAACGAGTAAGTGTTGCTACCTGTGGATTTGCTGTTGAGATTGACATTAGGAGATTTCGCTCCCAAAGAGTGTAAAGGACATAGTTGCTGCGGAAGCGTACACAGTAACAATATCTGTTGTTGCTAACGTGATTCCAAGAGTAAGAGCAGTCGTATCAGAGGCTGCAACTGTAGCGCCATAAACAACGTAGTGTTGAGTAGCGATTGCGGCTCCAGCAGGACGAACTGCAATTCTGTAAGTACCAGCAGATGATGCCTGGTTACAGATTACGACAGTTGAAATAACGGTAGATGTTAATGCTGGGACTGTGTAGAGGTTGGTATTGGTGGTGGCTGTAAGGGTTGCGGATCCATTACCTGTACTACCAGAAGAACCTGTTTGTGCTAAGACTTTATAAACTGTAGGCATGAAACTCCTTCGAAGGGATAAGCATAGGTTAACTGGTGCATAAAGCCTATGTGGGCTAAAGTGTAGACATGAATTTGGTGCATAAATCGGTTTCTAGAGGCGGAAAATTAGCCGCTCTCGTTATACCTCCAACCCTTACATCTGGTACTGGGCAGTGTAACCCGTCCGTATTTATTGATGACGATGGCGACATTCTGGTCAACCTTCGTCACATTAATTATACCCTGTATCACGCAGAGAAAAATCAAAAGTTCCCAAGTCCTTGGGGCCCTCTTTCTTATCTGCATCCTGAGAAAGATCAACGTCTCGTTACTATTAATTATCTCTGCCGCCTTGATGATGATTACAAAATCATTAATTACACAGAAGTTGATTATTCTGCCCTCAATGTCCCACCTATCTGGGAGTTTGTAGGAGAAGAAGATTGCCGAGTAGTGCGTTGGGATGGCGACCTGTACCTCATTGGAGTACGCAGAGATACCACCACTAATGGCGTTGGACGTATGGAGTACTCAAAGATTGAATTAGATAAAGACAAGTGGACTGCTACCGAAGTTCAACGAGTCCGTATTCCAGCGCCATTAAAAGATGAGTCTTACTGCGAAAAGAATTGGATGCCAGTTCTTGACATGCCGTATCACTTTGTTAAGTGGACTATGCCTACTGAACTAGTTAAGTCTAATCCTAATAAGCCAGAGACTGAACAAGTCTTTATTAAAGAGACTAAGGCTGCTCCTAATGACCAGCGTGGTGGATCTCAGATTCTTCCTTGGAAGGATTACTACATCACTGTTACCCATGAAGTTAAATTGTGGAAGAATTACCTTAATCAAAAAGATGCAATCTATCGTCACCGTTTAATTGTCTGGGATAGAGACTTTAACTTCCTAGGACATAGCCCTGAAAACTTTTCATTCCTAGATGGGCAGATTGAGTTCTGTCCAGGTGGCGCTATCTATAAGGGAGATCTACTTCTTACTTTTGGTTTCCAAGATAACGCAGCATTCTTATTACGTGTACCTGGAGATCTTGTAGATGAAATGATTGCGGAGGCTATAGCGTGAACGAGTGTTATTTCTGTCAGGGAGAAGGTTTACTGCAATCAGGAGAAGAATGCACTTGTGCTGTAGGCAAGTGTGAATGTATGGGGTGTCATGAATAAACTTGAATCTCTAGTTGTTGACCTATCAACGGATGCCTTTAATCCAGAAAAGAACTTTGAGTTAGCCGTTGAATACGCAAACCTAAAGCAGACGGCATCTGCTGCATCCTTCTTTTTACGGGCCGCCGAATACGGCTATGAGACGCATCCACTCATTGTGTACGCCTCCCTATTAAAGATCTCACTATGTCTGTCTGATCAAAATGATAGAGATGCAACACTCTTAAACTCTCTGCATGAGGCTATTGGTTATTTACCTGGAAGACCAGAGGCGTACTTCTTATTGTCTCGCTGGTATGAACGCCATGCTGATTGGCGTAAGTGCTACGCCTTTGCTGAGGTAGGACTTAATTTTGCCGCCTCAACTTATAACGTACCTCTGCCTACATACGTAGAGTACGAAGGTCCCTATTGTTTACTCTTTGAAAAGGCTGTCTCTTCTTGGTGGCTTGGACGCAAAGAGGAGTGCAAGACGTTATTTGAACACCTATTAAATAATTACGAGATGGCCCCAGGGTATGTCAATAGTTCTTTAAGCAATTTGAAGTTGTTTAATAGATAGCATGTTAGTAGTTCTGTATGGAAGCAGCCATGAGAATTGGAAGACAGCACTTTCTCATACATCAACAATCTGGGCTAATTTACCCTACGTTGAAACAGTGGTAATTGTTAATGACTTAGAGTTTCCGTTAAAACAAATAGCCAGTAAATATTTAAGAACAGTTTTGATTCCTTTAAAAGAGTCAAATATCCTTAGTCATCCAGAAGGCTATTTGACGTTAGTCCCACCTAAAGAAGTAGTACATATAGCATCTTATAAAGATAAGTTCTATAACTTTCTTATAGAGCAGGGGTTTCAAGAATATATCCCACAGACATTAGATGCTCCTGATTTTAATACCCCATTTATAGTAAAACGATTACATGGAGAAGGTGGTTTAGGAATCTTTTTAGTGTGGGATAAAGACCGCTACAGCGAGGTGATGCAGCAACCCTCCCTTAAAAATGAACCCTACATATTAGAAGAGTACATTGAGGGAGATGATGAGTACGTCTTTTATGTTGTCTGTAAGAATGGAGAGATCCTTTGGAACGCCAGTTTAGTTGGGCAAGCACCTACAGACTCACGAGTTCAAAAAGGATCGTTTGCCAACGCTTCTGAGGTAGAGATAAGTGCAGAGGTTCTTGATGTTTTTACGGCTATATTTAAAGCACTTAAATACACTGGTCCTGCAAACTTTAACTACAAATTAAAAAACAATAAACCAGTTATATTTGAAATGAACCCAAGAATGGGCGGAACACTAATGAACCCTCAATTTAGTCACTTGCTATCTGAGTGTGTAAAGGCCATTACATCCAATGCTTACCTACAGGACAAGGAAACTAACTAGTGTTAAACGCTACCTATGAGGTGTTCCATACTGATACAGGAAATCCTCTCCGCAATAAAGTTTATGATGAGATTATTAGTAAGGTCTCATTCCTACCTAAACTTAACTCTCCTACCTACTACTTAAATACTTTTGAAAAAGTTGATGAGTTTATAAAAGACAACCCAGAGTTTAAAATACAGACACTAGAGAAATACGATGCCAATGGAAAGACCTTCCCATCTAACTCTGGGATCTGTGGAATTTGGGCGAGTAATTACATTGCCTATAAAAACTTCCTTAAGTCAGATAAAGAGATACTTATTGTCTTTGAAGATGACGTTGCTATTAGCCCAAACTTTAAGACCGTTGCAGAGACCTACATAAAAGAACTTCCTGAAGACTGGGAAGTCTTTTCTTTCTTTGTACCTAACGATTCATTGTTTGCTTATAGGTCTGATATTCATGATATACCAGGGGGCAATTTTATCTGTAAGTCCTACCAGCAGTGGGCAATGTGCGGCTATGCAGTAAACAGAAAGAGCGCTCAAAAGATCATTGATGACATTGAAATTAAAGGAATAGAGGCGCCAATTGATTGGTATTTATTTAACTTTAGAATGCATCCACGGTTTTTAAACATAACCTTTAATACGTACACCGTAAAGCCGCAGGCTTACAGACCGCTTAAGTTAGTGCCCCAGGTAGCAGATGTAAGTACGGTCCTTACAATGGACCAAAGGGACTAACCCCTAAGTATTTATTACCAAAAACAACTGCTGGGTCAATCCACCAGTCTTCAAATTCTCTATCAGGCCATCCTGGTACATAGACCTTTACGTTTTCAAAGGCTAGTACGTACCCTAAAGAAAGCAGTAGTTCTTTTTGCTCGTCTTTGACGTCTTGGTTTCCAGCATAAAGATCATGCTCAAATGTGATGGTTGAAAACCTATATTGATCTAGAGGTAATTGTTTTAATGAATTTAAAGTATCCCGTGGCGGGTCTATATCTACTTGAAGATAATCAATTTGTTTTGGAAAATTATTCTTAATAAAGTAATCAAGGTAATCAAAGGTTGTAGCATCTGCTTGTATGCAGGGGTTTTTTCTATACTGGTTATAGTCTCTGGCAGGCTCTTCAATCCATTCAAAAGCAACGCCAGTCCAATTAAATTCAGTTTCAAGCAGGTAAGTGTTATTAGTTCTTTGAGATTCAAAAGCGCCAATTTCTACATAGAAACCGTTTTGCTTTTCATCTAACATGCTAAGAACGAAAGACTCTTGCCCAGCCTCACTGTTACTGTTTAAGTAACGTTTGATATTTACATTCCTCCAAAGAGTAGAACGGTAACTGTAGGATCTGCTGCCGTTGTTCCTGCTGTTCCTTGTACGCCTGTACCTATTAGGCCTTGAGTACCAGTTAATCCCTGAGTACCAACAGTTCCTTGGGAACCTACAGTGCCCTGAGAACCAACAGTTCCTTGGCTACCAACAGTTCCCTGTGAGCCTACAGTACCTTGAGTGCCAAGTGTTCCTTGAGAACCAACTGTACCTTGGGAGCCTACAGTTCCTTGACTACCTGCTAATCCCTGAGAACCGACAGTGCCTTGAGCACCAGTTGTACCAAGAGTTCCCTGGCTACCAACTGTACCTTGACTGCCAACAGTTCCTTGAGTTCCAAGAGTACCCTGAGTTCCATTTGTACCTTGGCTGCCGACTGCTCCTTGAGTTCCAAGAGTACCTTGGCTACCTACAGCACCTTGTGAGCCAACGGTGCCCTGTGAGCCTACAGTTCCTTGTGCACCCGTAGCACCAACGTCACCTGTGCGGGCAAATGTAAGAAGTACTGCATCAGAGTTAGTAAGTGAACCAGAACCTGATAGGTACGTAACGTCAATATTAAAGTAAGTTAATTCATCAACCATGGAGTTAATGGCATATAGAGCAAATACATCACCATTAGACTTTTTAGATACCTTTACGTGTCCTTTTATTGTTGATGTTGAATCATCAATGCTTTGTAAAAATGTGTGAATATCTGCTGATGCAGAGTTAAGATCATCAACTAAAAGTTTAGTTGCACTTGCTAAAGTATCATTAAAGCGAATATATGTAGCGCCTGGATCAGCAATGGTTGTAGTTGAATCATAGACGTACTCAAATGTAGCACCACCAAATGAACCCTCTTTACCCTGAGCACCTGTAAGGCCCTGTGTTCCGTCAGTGCCTTGGCTACCTACAGTTCCTTGAATGCCTTGAGTACCATTAGCGCCCTGTGTACCTTGGGTACCGTTAGTGCCCTGTGAACCAACAGTTCCTTGGGCTCCATTAGAACCTACAAAGCCAGCAGTTCCTTGAGTACCGTCAGTACCTTGGCTACCTACAGTTCCTTGGGCTCCATTAGAACCTACAAAGCCAGCAGTTCCTTGAGTACCAAATGAACCTTGAATACCGCCTAAACCTTGTGTACCAGTAGTTCCTTGAATGGCTGAACCTTGTGTACCTTGAGTTCCTTGAACAGTCGGTACTGAGACATCAATTGTTTGTGCGCCAGAATTATACGTAAAAGTAATGTTTGAACGTGTTCCGCTATTAAGCGCAGTTGCTACACGTTCATTTTCAAAATAAAGATTAGTTAAACCTTCTGAAAGATCATCTGTAGAAGTTAATGCAGCACCACTGACTGCTGAATTTACAGCATCAATATCTACAAACTCAACAAGATCACGCCAACCAGTAGATCCATCACCAATTTTAAAAGTATTATTGGTTAAGTTGTACGCAACTTCGCCTTCACTAAGGACCGTATTGGCGTCATACCAATGGGCTTGTGTGTCTCTACGTAATTGAATCTTTGTTGCCATCAGGCGCTTCCTCCGTTAATTCCTGTTATACCAGTGTAATTTGTTGAGGCACTTCCACCATCAACATTCCCACCAGAAACTGCGGACCATATAGACCCAGTGTAGGTATAAAGAGCAATCTCATTAGTATTAAAGTACAAGTCACCAGCGTACTGGCCACTAGGCGCTGAGGCCTTGGCCAATACGTTTACTGGGACAAGTGCTTTTTTACTCACTTAGTTACTGCTTTACAACTACTCGGTAGGTCTCTCCTAATGCAGGGGCGACTGCAAAACCGATTGTAACGTAGTTAACGTTTGCCATTACTACATCTGTAACTACTTCGTTATCAGATGAGTCACGTACTGTTACTAACACGTCTCTGGTATTGAAGTTGTGAGTGATATTAAAGGACGTTGCTGAGTATGGGCTCACTGGAGTAATTGTGGCTGAGAAGGTATCTGCAGTTCCTGAAAGACCCTGTACACCAAGTGTTCCTTGGATACCTTGAGTACCGTCAAATCCTTGAGCACCTTCTAGTCCCTGAGTACCGTCAAGACCCTGTGTACCGACAGTTCCCTGCGATCCAACTGTACCTTGAGTACCGTCTAGACCCTGAGTACCAACGGTACCTTGCGTACCGTCAAGTCCTTGAGAGCCTACGGTTCCTTGAGAACCAGTTACACCTTGAATACCGACTGCACCATCTAGGTTTACAGACCAGTACTGAGATGCACCACCAGCGTTTTTAGCGCCAGTTCCAAGTGAACGTGTGCGAACGAATGAGAGTACTCCATTTCCTGAGTTAAATCCAGAAACAATACCGTATTGAATTTCAGTTACATCGTGAGCAATAACAATGTCTTGACCCACTGTGTAGTCAACATACAAGTCGTTAAGAGTAATTGTTGTTGCGCCAGAATCTCCAAGAGTTAATGCAGAGTTAGATGTTGTGGAGTACTTATCTCCATCAAGACCATCTGTACCTTGGGCACCAATAGTTCCCTGTGTACCTTGGGCTCCGACAGCACCTTGAGTACCAACAGTTCCTTGGCTTCCAACAGTTCCTTGGCTACCGACTGTACCCTGGGTACCATCTAAGCCTTGGCTTCCAACAGTTCCTTGAGAACCTGTTGTGCCTTGGATACCCTTGATACCAGATAGGGACATGTACCAATCTATTTGGGCTCCACTACTTGTACCAGTGTAACCATCAACATAAACTTGGAATGTAGTTGTTCCAACACCAGGAGTTACACCTGAGATGTAACCTGTGTAAGAACATGACCCTCCAGAAACAATAAGAGTTACTCTGTTTGGAGATGTGTAGCCGTCTGGTCCACCATTAACAGTGAATGTTGCGGTTTGACTTACAAAACTTCCATCTGTTGCAATTCCGTATGGGTCATTAATTTCTGCAGAGTATGTTGGGAATGTGGCTCCAACAGTACCTTGTGAACCTTGAGTACCATCTAGACCCTGTGAGCCTACAGTTCCCTGTGAACCTACGGTTCCTTGAGAACCTACTGCTCCCTGAGTTCCATCTAGACCCTGGCTACCTACAGTTCCTTGAGAACCTTGGCTACCTTCAATACCTTGTGTGCCGTCAGTTCCCTGGGTACCATCTAGACCTTGGCTACCAACGGTGCCTTGTGCACCTGTAGTTCCCTGGGTACCGTTTAAACCTTGAGTACCGTTAGCACCTTGAGCACCAGTAGCACCGATGTCACCAGTACGGGCAAATGTAAA